TTTGTTTAGGATATGATTGACCTTTTCCAGGTCTATAGTTATAATAACTATCCCCTATGTTTAACCATAGAGTTCCATCATCTGCTAAAACATTCTTAACTTCTCTGAATACTTTTACAAGTTCTTCAATATATTCTTCGGGTGTTTGTTCTTGTCCTATTTGTGATGACTCTCCACCATAATCCCTTAGTCCATAATAAGGGGGCGAGGTCACACACATCTGGACTCTCTCATGTATAGTGGGAATTGTATTCCTACAATCCCCATATAAAATTGTATCTTTTTGTGGTCTTAATTTCATTAGCAATAAGCGATAGGGGGAACACCATCAACAAAAATTTGGTTGACTACATTCTGTAATCTTTTACCAATAGCGTCTCCACGTTTTTGTCCAGTAGGAACACTTACCTGTCCAAATTGTTTCTTGTATAAGTGAAATGCACCTGCAGGAATGAGACCATCAGCAACTGATTTACGATCATCAGAATGAACTCGAATGACACGACCAATAGTCTGTGCCATTTCAATGATAGGTAGGTTTCTCAACAAAACTGTATGAGTCAAACCTGGAACATTGATACCTTCAGATAGTATTGAATAGTGGAAAATAACAAATCTTTTGTTATCGTCCTGACCCCACTTTGTGAGTGTGTCAAAAAACTCTTCTCTACCAACTTTTGTGCCATTGATGATAGCACCAAACTTTGATGTGATGTGCATAACGTCATATCCATTGTCCTTGAAATACTCAAGAATAGTAGTATGTCCGAGCATATTACCCAAGACTCTTGAACTAGGTGCTGCAACTAGAATCTTGTTGTTCTGACTATCATCAAATGTATCGATAATATCTCTGAGGTTATCAGCATCAATCTCATGAGCATTATACTTGTCACGAGGGGTTGAGTTACGAGTCTCAAAGGGAACAATCTTAGGGGGAACAATAGCACCTGACTTGATAAGTTCCTGTGCGGGAACATTCTCCAATACACCACCATATACTGCGGTGTTGTTCATACCTCTGTCAAGTGATACACCACGACCCATGCGAGGTGTTGCTGTAAAGAAATAACTCCTCTTTGCATACTGGACTATTTGAGATAGAGCAATATGGAAGTGCCTACCACAACCATTGTGTGCTTCATCAAAGTAAATAGTGTCAACTTCTACATCAACTGCGTTGACAACCTTCTGAAGTGAATGATATGTGGTAAATATCAAAATGTGCTTTTTGCTGTTGTTAACCCAAGTATTTAATTCAAATTGATTTGTTGTGCTGAAGTGATGAGTCTCTCCTGAGTGAACATGAGCAACATCAACACCTTGATTATAATGTCCATCTAGATTATGCTCTAGGAACTCTGCACACAACTGATTAGCAAGTAAGATACGAGGTGCAACTACAACTGTAGTCTGTGCAACTGGTAACTTGAATCTCTTAAGAGTATCAGCAATCATAATATATGTCTTACCGCCACCAGTAGGAACAATGATCTGACCCTTGTCATTCTCTTGCATAGAGTCAAATGCTCTTGTTTGATGTGGACGTAATTGCATAATAAAAACTTCAATACTATTATTATAGCATTAAAAAACCCCTCTGTCGAGGGGTTGTGACACTATCCTAACTGGTCTAGTCTTCGTCTTCGGGGAACATTTCTATTGGTAATGTTGCATACTCAACGTGAGGTGCGGTCATACCATGTGCTACTTTCCAAGCAAGTTCCCACTCTTCTAAGTATGCCTTCCAGTTAACACCTCTCATGCTACCATCTTTACTAAGATACTTGCCTTCAATAAATTTATCAATACACAATAGTGTAAATGATTTCATATTGTTAGAGGGATAACTTCCGTTCATTGCTGACGTCTGAACATATCTTGACGTACCTGCTTTGAGTTGTTGCCACTCTCTCAAGAATACATTTAAAGGATTGAATCTATCTTCACGTCCAGTTGAGGGGTCAACTACCACTTCATAATTAGATACTCTGAATATCAATTCCTTTAGTTTTTCTAGTGCTTCTGGCACTTCCTTATACTTCATATAAGAAACAAGATATGCCCAAGTAAATGGATTATAGTGTGGTAGAGTTGTTTGCTTCCAACTATTAAATTCAGCATCAAGATATACTTTACGAACCCATAAAACAGCGTCTTCAATATCACTAACCCACATCTTGATGTTAACAGTATTTGTTTTCATCTTGACGTTATACTTGTTAGAAAAACATAGCAAAGCTGCGTGTTGTAATGGTTCAACTTTACGCAACTTACCATCTTTAATTACAATATTCCTCTCTCCAAATACAGCACGATACGCACCATCTACCCTATCAGATGCAATTTCTGCGTCATCTGGGTTGTCGTGCATTAAGTATTCTTTGTATATGGATTTAATTGTTTCGTGTTCTTTATACTTTACACGAACGTGTGAGGGTTGCCAATCGTCAGTATCATCTGACCACCAGTGTGCGTCTCTAGTATGTCCGTTAGTTTTAAATCTAGTTCCTGCTTTGTATGTCTTTTTCGTCTCTGGGTCGTAACAATCTTTTGTTAATACTGCACCATCTACTTCTAAGTGTGATGATTCTAATGTAGAAAACTTATTTCTGTGCTTAGGTTTTCTTGCTCTCTCTTCGTGGTCTCTTTGTATGGGGCAAACTTCCCACTCATCATGCCACTCATCTATTGAAATAACTTTCTCAAGATAAAATAAATCAGCAACATCTATACGTTGCTTACGTCTTTGGTTTCTATTCATTTTTTTAAACTGTAATGCCCTAATTAGGCGGTAAATATCAATCGTAGGATTGACACAAGTATGTATTCATATTATATCAGGAAAGATCAGGGGAATAAGAAAACTTAATATTTCCTTTATAATTACGTTGTGTGTGAACAGCAGCTAGTTGAAATCCTAGTTGTGGCCAAGGTTTTGATGGTGTAGGAACATTATATATTTCTTTAATTGCAAAGTTATGTTCTCTCATATCTCTTATTCTACGTTTAGTAGTATAATGATTGATCGTTGTTAAATATACAATATTGTCCGCTACTTCCATGCCATGCTCTAGAAATTGTTGCATCATAGACCAAGGCGGATTAGTGATAATCCAATCAACTTTTTTCTGATATAATAGGAAGTCTCTTCCCTCTCCTAGTTCACACCAATCTTTATTGTCCGTATCGTAATTGTCATAAAATGCACCTTCTCCTCGACTAGGGTCAAGTATTTTACCAGTAGGATTATAATGATTAATGATCTCCTTAGCAAGATACTCTGGGGTCATCACTATATCCTTCTCAGGTGTATTTTTTGGGGGGCAAAATGCTCTCATTTATTAAACGTACGTTTTTTAGATTCTATTGTAATTCTAATTGGTTTCGCTTCATATTCTACACCACTTGCCTTAAGTTCGTCAAGTTTTAGTGAACATTGAACTCTTCTTTGTTTCTTACTATCTACCTTTGGATTAATAGAAAACAATGCTTTATCACATGATACACTCTCTTGTAAATTATCACGAGTAAATTTAGTGCTGTCTCTTGCTTCCTTTCCCTCTGGAATATTCTTTACAAAATCAACAAATCCTTCTACTCTTTGAAAATCCATGTCTCCCCATAAGGTTAGATAGTCTTTTGGTTGAATAAAAAACTCATATTGAGTATGAAATACTTTCTTATCATCTATTTGATCGTAACACCCAACGATTAATCTGTAATCGTTATGCTTCATCATTCTCATAATATCAGAACAACAAATAGTATTGTTACCAGTAGTTTTAATACTAGCATCATACTCTACCTTAAGACCTTTTGATAGATCAAATGATGATGTATAACCATTCTTCTTTAGACCATCATATTCTTTCTTTGATAGACCAGTTCTCTCACGAGTTACAATGTCTTCAAATTTATTACCATGTGCTTGAACTTCCATGTTAAAAAAATAGTGATGGGTCTTATATGTTCTCGGTTGAACTAGATGCTCCAACGCAATGTTCGGTTGAGGGTGGCAATGCCCAATGACGAGAGGAAACAAAACACGACCAACTGCTTAAGTTCGACTTAAAAGCGTTTTCCTCTGGGTATCCGCTACCTTGAAAGTCTTATGTTGGTGGGTTTGTTTCCCCACTATTAATATAAACGATCTTGCAAGTAATGTCAATAGGGTTGTGACACTAATTCAACTGTCACATGAATATTCAATATTACCTGAGATTATTACTCTGTCTGTAGATGACGTATTGTTGTCAACTGCGTGTAATGCCCATGAGGGAAATACAATAAAGTCGCAAGTATTTTGATTCTCTGGATATACCTTCTTATCTCCAATAAGAAAATGAAATGATCGTTGAGGTGTTTTGATAAAGTGAACCCATGATACTATTTCAGTTCCTAAGAAATGATCGTGGTATGAATGTCCTCTACTCTCTGGTTCATATACCTGTAACCAAATATTTTGTGTAAATTCAGCACTAGTCTTTAACGGTAACTCTTTTGTTACTGTCATTGCTATCTGTCTATAGTAGTCATTAAGACTTGAAAGATAATCATGATGCCTAAAAGATGTATAGTGTTTCTCTTGTTCACTATACATTTCTTTTCTAGTTTTTATATCAGACCACAATGGTCTAATTAAACTCTCATCATACCAGATGTTAGCACTCCAAATTATCATATATCATAACCAAAACCGCCTTTCTGTGCAATAATAGTAGATCGCTTCCACTCTTTGAGTTGCCTAAGTTTCTTTTTGAGTTTATGAAACTCCTCGTTATCATATAGAAATGGGTCTTCCTCGCCTTTCTTGATAGCGTGCTTCAATAGTTTGATTTCTTTATGGAACATATAACTCCTGTAAATGTAGTTCATCAACGATACTTTGAACCTCTTTCATCTTTGATAGATAAAGAGATTCATCAATAATTTTATCTCCGTAGTAACGTTTCTGTAAATTAGAAACGTAAGCTAGTAGAGCATCTTTCAACAATTCCTTTTGCATTTTAGTTAATATAGCAGATTTAAGATACATTTATCTCCATTTAGATAAGGGTGCAGTTTTTTCTAACTTTTCACTCTCTATTATATCTGATTCATCTGGGTTTTCAAGGTCTCGTGTTGATTTCAAAGTAGTCAGATAATCTAAGACGTGTTGTCTTATCTCCATCAGTTCATTGAAACAATCCTGATTATAGGCACAACCACGCAAATCGTGGTCAGGTTTCATAACTGACTCTGTGAATAATGCTAATGCCCTATCATATTTTACTGCAGGGGATTCATTCTTACCCACCGAACCTTGATCTTTCATAGTCTTATCCTTTTTTATTATGTATCTGAGTTTGTATCAGGAACAGGATATATTTGTGTCCTGAGGTCTTCAAAACAATAACCAACTCCATGTAGGAAGTCAGCAGTTTTGTCAACTACCTCTTCAAGGTACGATGCTTCAAATTCTTTCTGTGACACTGTGGCATCTTCATCAGTGCATATTAGTTTAAAATGTGGCATTGTTTGTATGATATACCTTTATAGTATAGCACACAAATCTGGAAATGGCGAGCCTATGGACGGTTTATTTTACTGGCACATAGTTCACCTTGTTCACCATTGCGTCAAATATACCTTCTAGTGTATAGTCAAACGCTAGTGAGAATCTAGGTTCTTCCAATAGATTGGGTGCAACGCTATGCTTCAGACGTGAGGGAAATAACACAATCGTTCCATTCTTACATTCTACGTTTGCTCTGTGTGAATTTCTATTGTTTGGTTCAGTATAATTTAATACTGTAAAGTATCTACCAAACAATCCATCTTTATCATCATAGAATTGAATACGTCCTTGTTGGTCATTGACCGACAAATAATATACACCACTTATAAGTGAATTAGAATGATGATGTATCTCTGTGTAATCTCCTTTATCATTCCTATTCAACCATGCACCATGACATTGCATATTATATCCTCTACTCAAACCAATATCATTATAAACGTACTGCTCAACGTGTTTTCTTACTTTAACTTCAATACTTTGATACCAATCAAGTAAATGTATATGTGAACTGACCCATGCACATTGATCTCTATTTCTACTAAGTTTTACTTGAGATAAATTTGTATGATCTTCTTGGGATAATTCAAAACTATCCATGTAAATTGATGTTGGGAATAAATCTATTATCATCTGTATTTGTTTACTCCTATGTGATTTTTATACCATACCGAAATAGTATAACGATTACCCTCTGTAACTTCTTCCACTCCATGTTTTAACTCTCCTTTAAAGGTGATAACACTTCCTTTTTTTGGCGGTATTCTTTCACCTTCAATGATAGTATTACCACCTGTGAAGTTATCATTCAAGTATAGAATAGATGTCCAGACGTGTTCATCAAAATCTGTGTGTATTGGTTGATAGATTGGTGCTGTCCACTCTGTGCAATGAATATAATTAGGAAATGCCTGAGGGTCGTGCTTCCTAACCTCTGTAGTCAAATTTGCTTGGACTATCTTTAGATAATCTGTTACATCATAAGGTAGATTATTATTATAGAGAACATGAGTTAGTTCTGTTAAATTAATAATCCTTCTATTTTCAAACTCTGATCCATATAAAGGAAACATAGTTTGATGAAATGACATGAACCAATTACACATGTCATCACTCAAAAAATTATCAGTTAGATAAACTTCATTCGACATTTGTCACTATCACATTAAAAGAAAATGTTTTTCTAATTATATCAGAATTATGAGGGGAAACACCATGCAACATGTGTGAGGGAAATAACAAAACATCACCTGCTTTCACCTCTGGATAATATATGTTTGATAACTTCATCTGAGTGAGTATCTTAATCCAAGGTTTAGTAAATGCTGTATGGTTAGCGTCCCAGAAATAAAATTTTGAGAAATCTTCACCATCATTTAGGAATACTACAGCTGCAATGTCACAATCATCATGATAATGAATCTCTTGAAATCCACCACGATCATATCTGTTTAACCAAGGGTGTGAGATTTTAGCATTGAATTTCACACCAAGTTGACCCGATAACATACCAACAGGTTTGACTAAAATATCAAAGAAGTCATTTACATTGTATGAGTCACGTTCTATCTTACATAACTCTCCCCATGTAAAATCTCCATCATCAAATTTTTCAATCGTTTCTAACCTTTCTTTGAGAATATCAAAGTCAGGCATCTTAAATTGATAATAAAATTGATTACTAAAAATCTGTTTCATGTTTGAACTAGATTTAGTGTAATAAATGTCTGGTTGGTTTTTTGCTAGTGTTTCGTAATCTCCACTCATAAATCATAATTCTGGATTGACACCACTTTTACCACCTATCCCTCCTCCTTGCTCATTACCACCGCCAACTTCTTCTACACCTTTAAGGTCTCTATCATATCTGTCAGCAATACCATGAGGGTCTTGTGCAGGGTCTTCTGGGAATTTTTCTTGCTCTGGTAAAAGAACATAATCAATACTTTCTTCAAAGTCTTTGATTTTATTTAAAGTATCTTCTACTTCTTTCATAGTCGGGCAAGGTCTGGGGTCTAACCACTGTAACTTACCATGATCTATTTTCCATTTCGCACGAGGTCTTAATAAATTAATTGCTACATCAAAAGAGACCCATTCATACTGTTTCTTCATTGTAATTCTTCTTCCCATGTTTTAGTTGTTTCGTTCCACTGCCACGTACGAGTTTCGTCAGAGGGGGGCATTGGTGTAGGGGGTTCCCACTGTAGGGTTTCTGTATTTAAAACCCATGACTCCATACCTGCAGGTTTAGATGCTATAAACTTATCTAGACTTGGGTCATAGACGTCTCCAACACCTGCAAACTTACCACGAATATTATTATTGTAGGAAGTTTTCTTCCATGTGGTATTATCCCCAAAGAATTTTTTTAGAGTGGCGACTGCACGATTTTCATCTAATTCACCAGTATCACTCCACTCATAAAAGTCATCGAGAACTTCTACTCTCTCGACTACATTATCATCATTTATTTTAGCGTAATGTGCCATTACTCTTAAAACGTTAGGTTGTGCTTTAGTTATTTAGCACTTGGTGTCATAAGCATACTCAACGTGGTATCCGTCTGCTCTGACATAGTGCATGAAAATTTGGTGATAGTAAATTTTTGGATCACCTTTTAATGGTTCTCGCCAATGATCTACCTCCATACCTTTATATAATACACCATCACCATGATTTGTGTAAAGCTCCTTAACATCTCCGTTAGGAAGTTCAAAATATATTGGCCAAGGTGTATTTGAATTAGTGCTGATATTCATTGACACACTAATTTCACATGCAGGTCTATCATGATGTCTTTTTAGTTCTTGACCTCTGAAATAAAATCTATCAAAATAATATGTTGGATATAACTTCTCCCCTAAGATAGTTTCAATTTTTGATTGAACACCTTTATATAGTTCTTTATACTTAGGGTGATTATATCTTGCAAGACTATTTGGAACTTGACCCTCCTCTGATAAATTTTCCATTCTACCATGTCTATCATATCCAAACTTTCCTCTCTCTAAAGGGGGTTCTTCAACTAACAAAGGAGCAATCGCCAAATGTTTTAACTGTATTACTGTCCAATCTTTATAGTGTATCATTTCCACCTCGGTCCTGTTACCCAACCAACTAGAGTCTTTCGTTTACCACCTGTAACTTCAGTAACTCTATGAGGTGTCCTACTATCAAAAACAATAAACGTACCTCTACGTCTAGGAACTAGATATATGTCTTCATCAGTGTTTTTCATTTCAATATTACCACCTTGATAATCATCAGGTGATGACAGTTGTAAAATAAATGACAGTTTTCTTAACTTACCATCATCATTATAGGTAGTATGATCTGCATCTTGATGCCAGTTATAGTATTGACCTTTTTCATACACTGTGTATTGAATTTCGTTACTATCAATACCCTCTATGTCATACATAAAGTTATCTCTGTTTGACTTTAATACATAAGACATACAGAATCCTCCAACCCAATTATCTGCAGGAATCCAAGATGTTTGAGCGTCTCTAGTCTCTAATACTTCTCCTTCTCTAACAGTTGCAACATTTACTATGTCATCATATGGTTTACTCTCTCTTTCTATGAGTCCTACAATTTCCTCTGGAATTTGTGTCTCATACCACATTGTGTTAAATGCCATAATTTAAAAATCATGTTATAATATATGTATCGGGAATCTAAAACACCTATGAGAAATTTAGGTATCAGTAGAGTTCATAATTCCTCTACTACTTTACTACAAAATGGCGAAATTGTCTACCACCTTGAGAATGAAAGATTATCTAATAGAAAGTATGATGCCTTTCCATTTCAATGTTTGACTAATCTTGACACGAAAAACCTTGATAACATTTGTATTGCAGGTGTAGGTAAGTTAACACCTGCTGACTGTTTTATTGATGACGACCCATATAGTTTGTATGTAAAGACGAAAGAAAATAAGTATGACACTAAGGTTCATGACCTATCATTATCACATCATGAATTGCATGCAGCACACGCTTTTTATAACTCAGGATTTGATGAAGCAATATGTATTGTAAAAGATGGAATGGGATCTGACGTACCTCTAACAGGGGATATGTTTCAATCAGGCACTTATGGTAGGGAACTATCATCAACCTTTGCAGCATCTTATCCTGCGAATTTTAATCTTATAGAAAGACATGTTGCAGTTCCTTTTGAAGCGAGAGATAGAATAGGTAAAACATTTATATCTAATAATCTTGGTGAGGGTATGGCATTTCAAAAGACTTCAATGGCATTTGGTTTTCATGCACTAGATGCAGGTAAAGTTATGGGTATGGCATCTTATGGGGAAGAATTACCAATATCAATATATGAAGACTGCTTGATTGATAATGAATTATTTTATATTGGTAAAGATTTACATGATACAGGAATAAATTTTATATTCGGTGATTTTAATTCAAAAGCAGATTTTGCTTTCACCCTACAAAAACAAACACAAGAGCATGTTGCTCAACATATACTGTATCAGATTGAACAGACAGGGTGTAAGAACGTATGTTTGTCTGGGGGATTTTTTCTAAACTGCGTTGCAAACTATTACTATTTGAGTGTGTTACCTAGTGATGTAAACTTATACATTGAACCTGTATCAAGTGATGCAGGTACGTCTATTGGAGCAGCAAAACTTATTCACCATGGAAGAACTGGTGACATGACAAAACGTCCATTGAAAAATTTATATCTAGGACCTGTTCAAGATAACTTTACTAGGTTGTATATGGAAAGCACTAGACCTACAACACCTTTTGAAGTAGCAGATATGATTGCAGACGGAAAAATAATTGCAATCTATCAAGGTAGATCAGAAGCAGGACCTAGAGCATTGGGAAATAGATCTATATTATTTGACCCTCGTAATAAAGAAGCAAAAAATATAATCAATAGAGTAAAGAGACGTGAAGAGTTTAGACCATTTGCTGCAACAGTTATGGAAGAATATGCAGACGGTTGGTTTGATATGAGAGGATTAAGTCAGAGTCCTTATATGATGTATGCGGTAAATGTCATGTCAGATGAAATACCTGGTGTTACTCATGTTGATAATACTTGTAGAGTTCAGACAGTAAATGCAGATCAAAACTTCCATTTCTATCAACTAATTAATTGTTTCCATGAAAAAACAGGGGTTCCTATTTTGTTCAATACATCTTTTAACCTTGCGGGTGAATGTATTGTTGAAACTCCTGTTGATGCTATTGAAACTATGAAGCGATCTAAGATTGATGCGATATATTTTGCTGAGTTAGGATGTCTCGTATCTAATAATAACAATACCACTACCACCATTACCACCTGACCCATTTGGCCAAGGGTTACCTGCACCACCTCCTCCACCGCCACCACGGTTAGAAGAACCTGCTGCACCCCTTCCATTACCAGAACGTTGAGGTGATGAACCACCATGTCCACCGCCACCAGAACCTCCGTTTCCTCCACGACAGGAACCTGGATGACCACCGCCACCTCCTCCGCCACCTGCGTAGGTTGTATTACTTCCAGAATATGTGCTTGATCTTCCATTTCCGCCAGGTGCTTGACGTCCATTTCCACCTGTGCTGCCATTATTGTTTGCACCTCCTCCACCAGAACCAGAGTAACATGCTTGGTTAGGATTAGGACCACCAGGATTTCCATGTCCATTAGAACCAGACTGACCAGGTGCACCAGGTTGTTGTGCAGATCCACCAGAACCAGGTGAACCTCCACCTCCTCCTGCTCCTCCGCCAGATCCACCAGGACCACCTGGTCTATTACCAGGACCTGAGGCACCGTATCCTCCACCGTATGCTACAAGACCATTGAAAGTTGAGTTACTACCAGGTGTTCCAGGATTTTGTCCAGACTGATAACCAGTTCCTCCTCCACCAACACTAACAGGATAACTTCCAGTAGTTATTGGCATTGCTGCTACTTGAACCCAACCACCTGCTCCTCCTCCAGAACCTCCGTCAGTTCCTCCAGAACCAGGACCAGCATTACGAGTTCCACCACCTGCTCCTCCACCAACTAAAAGAACATCAATAGTTCCTTCTCCATCAATAGTTAATGTTCCACCACTAGTAAATGTATGAACAGTATAAGTACCTGCTGTAGAAACTGAACCTCCGCTACCTGTTATTCCTGCTCCCTTTCCAACATTTCTCCACTCTGTTCCGTCCCAAACTTTCATCACACCATCATCAGTATCATAAACAATACTACCAATCGTTTGTCCACTACTGGGTAAAGCACTCGTTGTATATCGAGGAATGAGTAATACTGAGTTAATGGTGACATCATCAGCAGTTACATCACCAGTAGATGCAATATTACCTCCAAAAGATATATTTCCAGTCGAATCAAAGGTTACTTCAGGACCAGATGCTGCTGCCTGTCTACCTTTAACTTTATCTACTTTAATTTCAGACATGTTTTAAAAAATCCTGTATGTTTTATTTATCATTTTACCCATAGGTAACCATTAGATGAACCATTGGTATCTTCTCTAAATCCGCAGTTGTTACCTTGTTCTGGGTGTCTACCATAAGCGAAGTACGTTCCACCTGATGTATGGTGATCACCGAAACCTCTAGTTCCTGTGTTAGGACCTCTATCAGATAAAGTTCCTTCATATGTAGTAGAAATTCTAGTCCTAGCATTTTCATTACTAGCAGAACTTAACAAATCAACTGTGGCATTAGAATCTATGAATACATTTTTATTGAATCCAGTTGCTTCCATCCAATATCTAGTAGAACCAGTATATGCTGAACCATTAACAAGAGCATTGATCCAACTGTCCGCCATCTTAGATGTAGATGTGTCTGTTGTTCTAGGACCTGTAGTTCCAGAGATACGAACAGCACTATTAGTCATGTGATCTTGACATGTAGATGTTCTTACATGTGCCACTAATACCCAACCACCACCAAATCTAGCGTTATCAACATACATTTGATATGCTGTTTGACCACCAGGTTGAATCCAGTAAACACCACTAGTCAGTCCTGCGAGTTGTTGTGAATTGGTTGCAGGATTTGCTTGAGTTCCCGCACCTCCAACAACAGCACCACTCACTCTATACCATGTGCTACCATTATAAACTTCAACATAACCCAAATCTTGATTCATTCTCATATGACCTGCTTGAGGTGAACTAGGTCTTTGTGCTGTATGTCCGATAGGCAGTGTGAATCTAGACAAACGATTCTGTGATAAAGTTCCAGTAATAACAAGGTTGTTACTGTTCTCCATCGTGATCTTTCGATCAGTTGCGGTAGATCCGTGTATTTCGCTAACTCTTAGTGTACTCATGTTACTTTATCCATAGGTATCCGTTTGATGCACCCAAGTTGTCAGATCTAAATCCACAATTATTACCCTGTTCTGGGTGTCTACCATAAGCAAAATATGTACCACCTGAGGTGTGATGATCTCCAAAACCCCTAGTTCCTGAGTTAGGACCTCTATCAGAGATACTACCTTCATATGAAGTAGAGACTCGTGTTCTTGCGTTTTGATTACTAGCAGAACTGATTAAGTCTACAGTAGCACTACTATCAACAAACATGTTCTTTACAGGATTATCAAAACCATGTGCTTCTAACCAATATCTAGTAGAACCAGTATATGTAGATACACCTACCATAGCGTTCATCCATGAATCCTCAACTTTAGATGTGTTTGTATTACCAAATCTAGGACCTATACTATTGTTGATGCGAACAGCACTATTAGTCATATGTTCCTGACAGGTGCTTGTTCTAGCATGAACACATAACACCCAACCACCACCATTACGATCATTATCAACATACATGTTGTAACTATTTGTGCTTGAGGTAGGTTTAATCCAATAGGTGCCAGAAGGTAATCCCTCTGTCTTAAGTGCCATACCACTAATTGCAGGGTTCTCTTGAGTTCCTAGTGTAGACTGTGAAGCAACATCAGGACCAACAACATCTGTCCATGCACTACCATTATAAACTTCTAATAAATTACTATCAGTATTGAATCTTACTACACCTGTAGTTGGACTACCTGGTCTTTGTGCAGTCGTACCTGTAGGCATTTTCATTGCATCTACAACATCATGATGAAATATATCTCCGTCAACAATCAAATTATTTCCTGCGGGTATGAATACCTGTCCAAGACTTTGTGCAATACCACCTAATTTTCCAAGAGTTACTCTGCTCATTTTATTTTACCCATAAGTATCCGTTTGATGCACCATTACTATCGGATCTGAATCCGCAGTTGTTACCTTGCTCAGGGTGTCTTCCATACGCAAAGTATGTTCCACCAGAAGTATGGTGATCTCCAAAACCTCTAGTTCCTGAGTTAGGTCCTCTGTCAGAGAGACCCCCTTGATATGTAGTAGAAACTCTAGTTCTAGGGTTATCATTAGATGCACTACTTAGTAGATCAACAGTCGCTTCACTTTGAATAAAAACATTTTTAGGACCGAAGTCTAGTGCGTGCATCCAATATGCAGTATTACCTGTGTAACTAGAACTATTGCGTAATGCTTGAATCCAACTGTCCGCCATCTTAGATGTTGATGTATCTGATGTTCTAGGACCAGTCGTGCCACTAATACGAACAGCACCATTAGTCATATGTTCTTGGCAAGTTGATGTTCTTGCGTGAACACATAATACCCAACCACCACCATTATCATCATTATTAACATACATCTGATATGCATCTTGTCCGAATGGTTGAATCCAATATATACCACTTGCTTTACCTGCTCTCATGAGAGCATTTCCATCAACAGCAGGATTATCTTGACTTCCAAGTTCTCCTACAGCATTACCTGTGGTCAAATTCATCCAACCATTATAATATACTTGAAGTTGTTGATCTGTAGAATTCCACCTCATTTGTCCGTTCACATAACTCTTTTGGTGAACTCTTACTTGTGCATCCCACTCTGTATTAGTTCCATAAGGAACTATCATATGACTGGTTGATAACGTATCCATCGTTAACTGAGCACCAGTCTGAAAACTTATTGCAGAATCTTTGTGAACAGTTACGTTATAACTGTTCTCCAACAACCCAGTGATGTTTTGGACGTTGAGTTTCATTTATACTACACTCCATGACCCACCTGTTTCTACTGTAACTGTATAACCGTTTGCAACTGTAATAGGACCTGCACTCATTCCGTTGGCGAACTCACTTCCTGCCGAAGGTCCGACTGTAAGATTTTCCGAGATAGTTGTAGGATTAGTTCTAATAATACTATCAGTCCCAAGAGAAGGACCACCACCTGCAACGGGTGACCATCCTGCGGATCCCGTTCCATCATCTGCCTTGTAGATTTCTGCTGAGTCTAAAGTTGTATTGAAACGCAAAGTTCCAACAGACACACCTGTAGGTCTGTTTGCAGTCGTACCTGAAGGTAATCTGAATACTGCAGCTGATGTACTTACGAAACTTAAAGTAGTAATGATTGCACTTGTGCTTTGGGAAACCTGATTTCCACTAATCTTTGTAATTGCCATGTTATGCTACAATCCTCATTAGTATTTAGATAGGTAATTCAAGAATATGCACTACATCAGAAGATAATGGTGCATCTCCTCCGCTGAAAACAACGTTTGCTCCGTTGGTATCAACTGTGTAATTAACTCCCGCAATCTGTGCCACACCATTTAAGAATACTAACAGTGAATCATCAGTATGTTGAATACCACCAGTGTAAGTTGTAACTGCAAAAGTGAGTGTTGTGCCATCACCTGTGTATGATTTAGTAATATATTTACTTGAGTTAACAGAACCAGTTCCAGTAACAACTAAGTCTCCATCTATTCTTACTGAACCGTTTATGTTTGCCCTGTAATTATTGTCAGGAGCAACACCAATACCAATCCTCGTGACACCAGAGTCATCAGTAATATTGATTTGACCAGTATCCGTGAGACCAAACTCATACCACGCAGCTCCGTAATAAATCCAACCAAGAGACTTGCCAGGTGACCAATTGATGTTATAAACAATATCGCCATCACCAGGCGTATCGTATCCTGTGATATTACTAAAATCGGGGAGTCCACTTGCATTTTCTGGTGCTAGTAAGGTTTGTTTGATAACTGTACCGTCTTGGTTGTTATAAGTAAACTTCTTAGCGGTTAAGTTATTTGTAAATGTAGTCTGTCCTTGGAATGTGACAGGACCAGCAAAGATTGATTCAAGTGCGTTAGATGCACCACCAATAACAGTCAGTTTATCAGTCAGCACTAATTCAGAGAAAGTTTCAATGGTTGTGTTCTCTTCACCAACAACATTCAACTGTGCAATATCTTCGTTAGTAACCTGTCCTGTAACTGGGTTGATAACTTGGTTACCAATGAATAGGTCACCGTTAGAGTTAAGACCTGAGTAGAAAGC